ACATGTATTTCTTTATATTTTCATAAGTTTCACTTGGTACTATTGGGCTATAGTAAGTCAAAGCCAATGCGTCAGCTATGTCGGGTGAACGACCAAGATTCAATTTTATATCATCTTTTGGTATAATTTGTATTTTACCAGTTTGATTCAAAATATATTTGGTTGCTTGTAGTTCTCTATAAAGTTCTGGAGTTATACCAAATAAACCATTTGATTCAATACCCTTTTTCAAATTCATATACATTTCCGCTCTATTATTAGCAAAAGCTTTATTTTTAGGTGAACCACCAAAGGGTACTAAAACTGGGGTTATATCCACTTCTCGTAGTCTTTCGGCAAGTCCAAGACCATAAGCTTCGTCTATACAAATATGAGAAAGTTTTGATTTACCATATTGGTCTATTAGGTGGCGAACTATATTACATAATTCGGATTCTGTAGCCAATTTCTTTTCCACAATTTGTAAAATTTTTGTTTGGTTTCTCACAAGTATTACATGTGAGTCTTTACCCAAACCACTACAGTCAATTCCTATAGCATAGCCATCAACATCATTGTGTAAAGAAAAACCCGCATGGTCTAATAAGTCAGCAGAAAATATGACACCAGCTGTATTATCATCAACTATTTCACCATATAGCTCTTGACGCAACATAGTTTCGTCTATTTCATTAGCTATCATATTTTCAATTTGAGCAGTTTTTATGATAGATAGGTCATCATTTTCTTTATTGTTCAAATCAAAGATAGTTGAGTGTATAATTTTTATATTTGGGTCATTACTATGGTCTTTCAAGTATTTGTTCCACCAAGTTCCAAATCTTGGGGTGGTCATAGCATATTGTCTTGGTTCTATATCTTTACCACGCAAACAATATACAACTGTGGAAAGTAAATTTGGTGGAGCCAAAGCAATTTCGTCATAAATCGCTACAGATATATTAGTGAAACCACGACATGCTTCTATATTTTCATAGGACATGCCGTAGATAGCACCATTACCATAAGTAACCTTGAAAGTGTTTTCATTACATTTCACTTCAATTCCCATTGGTGTAGCTATTTCTTCAAGTCTTTCTCGTATAGCTAACATCAAGCAATCTCTCAAAGTTCCTTTAGTTTGAGCAAATATAATCACTTTCTTTTGTTCAAGTAAAGCTCTAACAGCAATCAAAGAAGCCGTAAAAGTCTTTCCACTTGAACGTCCAGCATTGAAAACTGTGAATCGTGCTTTACTATTCACAAAGTCTTTCTGTGGTTTAGATAGCTTATATTTTATAATCATAAATCTTCAAAAACTATTTGTAGCTTATTATCACCATTTACATTTGCGTCAACATTTTGTTCAGTTCTTTCGGACCACTGGTCTTTATATCTTCTTTTCAAGATTTCCAAAACATTTGCTTTACCATCTATAAAGTAGTTTGATGTGAGTTGGTCTTCAATTTTATATTTCATTGACATTAGCCATTGACACATTTCTTCTAAAAGTTCTCTTGTTTCTTCGGATAGTATTTCGGTTTCACTATTTTCTCTAAAAGATGTTCTATTCCATAGTTTATGACTTGGGGTAGTTGAACGCAAATCTTGTGGAAGATAGTCTTGTATACTGCACATAAAGTTTGCTACACTACCAAAAGTTGGTTGTGAATCACTTGTACGAGTTGCCCCATCACCAAAACCTTGATGGTTCATAATTCTATAAGTGATAGCAGCTGTATCTAATATACTACCATTTGTATTGAAAGTATTGTTTAGTGTATTACAAGAAGCAAAAGAAAGTCTTGAAAGATTTGGTTCTTTCATATTATCCATCAAGTATCTCATTTGTTTATGACGCAGTTTACTATTTCTAATGAGATTATATCCTTGTATTTTACCCATATTACACCTCAAATCGTTTTACAAGTTTTTCTAAAAGCTCAATGATTTTTTCGTTTTGTTCAATGAGTTTTTCAATAAACTGTGTATTATCTTTAGTGGTTTCTTTAGTGGTTTCTTTTACAACTTCTTCTTTCTTTGGTTCTTCTTTCTTTATAGCTTTTTTCATATATTTACCTCTTTGTCAATGAAAAGTTTATAGTGTAAGTTTATATTGTTTTCAAGCCACATTTCGTTTATATAATCGTATTGTTTATCTAAAATTCTATTATAAACATCTTTATTACATAAATTCCAAAAGTTATATTCAAGTTGTTTTGCGTTCATAGTCCAAGTAAATTTCGCATCGTTATCAACCATACTATAGGGAGAAAATTCAAAATCCGAAGCAAAACAAACTGAACCAACGGCACAAGATTCCAAGTATTTCAAATTTGATTTACATTTGTTGAAAACATTTTCTTTTAGTGGAGCTAAAATAAAATCAGCATTTAGGCTATACAAAAAATTAGCATAATTCAAAGTATTCACCCAAGGATGAACTTGTATTTTATCTTTTACATCTTCCATAAAGAAGGGTAGCTCACCAACAAAAATTAGTTCACATTTATCAACTATATTGTGTAAGAACTGTACAAAAGATGGTGAAAAATCACCAGTTTGTTTTAGTGTATTATTATAGTGTTGACCACCACCAGCATAAACTATTCGTGGTTTCTTTATATCTTCTGTTATATGAGGTTTTCTATTATAATGAAAAATAAATCGTGGAAGATAGTTTGGTACAACTTCAACTTTATCAAAGTTATAGTTATCCAAGATAGCTTGCTTCAAGTATTCTGTAGAAACTGTGATTTTATCTATGAAAGTACATAAATCTTCCATAGCTTCTTTACAAACTTTTTCATCATTTCTATATTTTACATTGTTGTATGATGGTAAGTATTCCCCATATAAAGGGAAAAGCATATCGTCAAAATCTGCGATTTTCAATGATGGTTCTTTCTTTAGTGAAGCATTGAAAACTTTATCAAGACTTCTTTGAACCAAAACGGCTTGTGTGGGTAAAGATGACATATAGGTTCGTGAACAAAATATATTGTTACAACCATGAGCTTTCAAAACATCCGCTGGCCAACATACACGCAAAAGTCCGCACATTCCATAATCTGCGGCAACCATTTGGATTATATTTCCATTCTTTATCATATTTCTCTCTCTTACACAAAAGGGTTTATTTCAAGCGAAAACTGTGTTATTTTCGCTATATCTATATTTATGAGATATGTTTCACTTGAAACATTCTATATGCCATAGTAAATTTTGTGACATTATTTGTATAATCTACACTAATATAATATATTATAAAAATTCTTATATTATAATATAATGTAGATTATACACATATTGTCACAAAAATAAACTATGCTATAGAGATTAGGTCAAAGTTATCAAAATCATCGTTGCCCCAATGCTCATTTCCACCAGCAAACCATTCTACGGCTTTATCCGCACAACCCGCTTTGAAACGAGAAATACCACTATCTCTCATTATACCACGCAAAACAGAATCACATTCTTCTCTTGTGAGCAAGTCAAACCCTTTTCGTGTGTAAAGAGCATCGTGTATAATTCCGAGCAAGATTGTATGTTGGGTTCTTATTATCCCATTGTGGCAAAAACCATTGGAAAACTTTAGGTACAGAAAGACCATCTGTCCTAAAGCCCTTATACAATGTTATGACAAAGATTTCATTATATTCGTCAGTTATAAAAGTTTTTATTGGTTTAGTAAGTTCCCAAAACTTGTCATATTTTTGCCATAGTTTATTGTCGTTATTTGAACTGAGTAAATAAAAACTATTCATCAAGCAACTGCTCCAAAATTTTGGAAAGTCTTGAACCATTCTTATAGAAATCTATATCATAAAGATGGCTATTATCTTTGATTTTCTTGTTGAACTTTGTAACAGCATTTTTATAATTTTCTTCAAGTTCTGGTATCAACATTCTTGGGTCATAAGCTGGATTTGGTTCCAAGTGTTTTGTATCTTTATTGAAAACAAATTCGTCCATTTCATCTCTTGTCATTGGTGTAAGTTTTGCTTCACCTAAACGAGGGTCGTATGGTACAACTTGTTCACCATAAATTCTATATGGAGTTTCATCCATCATAGTATAGAATCTATTACCAGTTGGGTCAACTAAAACTTGGTATTTGCCACCCGTTGCTTTTTCAAAATCATCAAGCATTTTAGCTTTTTGATTTACAACATCCAAGTCTTTTTCCATATTATAAAGTTTTCTAGCATCGTCTGCTGCTTCATTACGAACTTTAGCTCTTTCATCAAAGAAATTACCAAGATTATAATTTGTTTCAGCTAATTCTTCAGGAGTAAATTCATAAAAGTCTGTATTCATAGATGTTGGTGCTTTAGCACTAAAGTTATTTCCTGTAACATTTATTGTGCTTACATTCTTTGGTTTATCACCCAAAAAATAAGTTTTTGCTTTATCTGAAAATTTGCTAACCTTTTTAGCTAATTTCTTCGCATAAGGTGAGCCAAGTAAAAGAGCCTCAAAAAGATAGTCTGCTGGACTTGTATTACCATTTCTATAAAGATTATAAAACGGTACAAAGTCTCTTGACAAATCATCTCCAGCTTGAGCTAAAGTATAATTTGGGTCAGAAACAGCACCAATGTATGTTTTATAGCCTGGTATCCATTCTTTACCAAATTCAACGAAATCTTTATTGAAATCGTCAAAACTATATGGTTTGTATTTACTATTTTGTTCTTTTTCTGATTTAGAAGATGAAGAACTTTTAGAAGAAGATTTTGTTGGATTATTTGCCATTGTTTGCTCCATTTATTTGTCTCATCATAATTTCATTTTGTTTTTCAAGAGCAGTAGCTAGATGTTCCACTTGAACATTTAGTTTTACTAGTTCTTGATTTACTATACCAAGTTGTTTATCTATAGAATCAAGTTTGTCTTTATGTAAGTTTACAATTCCAGACAATTCTGCTATTTTGAATTCATGTCTCAAAAGTTGGTCGTGTATAGATTCAGAATCTTGGTCTCTTTGTGTTTTTGTTTTCTCTCTATCTTTTTCAACTTTTCCAAATTTGAAATAAAGATAGGCAAACCCAAGAAGAAGCACCACTATTGGTAGTGCTCCACTTGGTATAGCTGAAACAATGTAAGAAACTATTTCATTCATTTGTTTATGTTCCCTTGATTACGATTCTTTTATGAACGTAACCAATATATTAGAAAGATGATAGTTTGCTTCAACGCTTTCAGCTTGCCCCTTTATAGCAATATGATTCCAAGTTCCGTCATTTGGGTTTCCAGTCACCTTGAACTGAAAAGGTATAGTATTATGGTATTGTCCAATAGCTGGTGTATCACCATCTAAAGCTAAAAGTTGTGTAGCATTTACTGAACCACTACCATTGTATAGTGTATTATCA